TGGTCCAAAACCAGTCATAACTTTGTGTTTGTCAAAAATGTGACCAGCATATCCTCTATGATCCTGTCTTTCACCCATGATGTGCCACAATGCTGGGTGCTGAATGCGCGGATTGCGCGTACCAGCCAATCCAACAATGTCATATTTTGATTCGCCGTACATTGCTTCATTGAGCTTAACATTGATCATTGCATCATCAATGTATACATCATCATGCACAAACACAATGCGATCGTGTTCCTTGGCTATTTTTTCGTTCAAAAACTGGTTATAAACCTTGCTCAAGCCAATTTTATTGTTGGTAATAATGTGCAGCACATCATCTTCACACTGCCAATTAACAGCACTTTTAAATAGCATTGTATCTTCTTCATCTGCCTTTTGTGTGCAGCTCACATATAAAGTAGTTTTCATATCACCGATCATCCATTTCTTGTTTGTTTTTCTCCATCCACATTGCGCATAAAATATTCCAAACTGCAGCAGCAGCATGATCTTCTGATGCATCTTTCATAAACCAAGCCATCAAATGGCGCTGAGCACTGTTGTATAATTCTGATAATTGCATGCCGCATTTCCAATTATGTGCTCCAAACTTAGCTGCACCATCTCTGTATCTATCTAATACTCGTAGCAATTCATCATGCGGAATTAATGCCATTTGAGGTTTACCAGCATCATCATTTCTTACAGCCCCAGTTGCAAATTTGCGTATTTCGTTCATAAATAGATGTATGTCTAGAATTATAGCCCAACTAATGTATTTGCAAATGCAAATTCGCATCTTTCACTGGCAAACCAAGAAATATTCACGCCACAAAGCATTTGGCAAGTTTTATGATGCAATGGATGGATTGTTGGACAAATTTGTTGAAGTATACCAGGGGCAGGTGGGTCGGGTTGCATTTAACCAAACTTTGGATTTAAAAAACATGGATGAATCTGTTGATCTTGATGAAGCACTTGTTCGTGCAATCAACATGCTGACCAATGAAATTGAAGAAGGAACTACATCAGATCTGCTCAATATTCGTGATGAAATTTTAGGTGAGATCAATCGCTTGAGATACTTGCTCACCCTGGAATAAACATAAAAGGTGAGTTGTTGCTCTCAATTTTCGATACTATAGCAACAGCCTTTTTCTTTAAATCAATTTCATACACATATCCTTCAATGGCTTTCATCCAGCCACTGCTTTTGCATTCAACAGAGCTGAAACTACCTGTTTTACTGTTTAGGAACAATGTGCTGCCTTGACGAGCAATGAAGCACCTTTTTGTATTAGTGTTGATTATCCACACAGCAAAGGTACCGCATATTTTTTCCAATGCTAACTTGACTGCAACTTCATTGGGCACCTGTGCATCAGAAGCATCTGTATCAAAATGAGTGAGCAGCATTGGAATAATGTTGCTATCTACAATTATTTTTGAATCAGGTGCATATTTTAGTTGCAATTCTTCTACATTGGTTATTACGCCATTGTGAGCTACAATCCAATTGCCATGCTCAAATGGATGACTTGTTTCTGCTTTCCACTTTCTAGCAGAACTAGTTGGTGCTTGATAATGTCCGCAATAAAAAATATTGCTATCAAGGTTTTTTACATCATCTGGACTAATGATTTTATCAAATTTATTGACATGAAAAGGTGTATTATTTTTGCCGTAAATGCAGTGACTATAGGCAAAATTGCCTCTGGCTGCATTTGCAAGCATTAATACATCATACATACTTTTGTCAAAACTAGCGAAAATTGCGCAAATAATCTTAAAGCCCCCTCCTCTGAGTATAAATAATTTTATTCATATGTTTTATTGTATCTACAAATTAACAAATATCAATACACAAAAAAAATATATTGGATCACATCAAACAAATAATCTTGAAGATGGCTATTTTGGCTCTGGTATATACTTAAAAAAGCAATTGCTAAACACGGCAAGGATTCATTTAAAAAAGAAATTTTAAAGTTTTGCTCTTCCAAAGAAGAAATGCATAATAGAGAAACAGAAATATTAAAGCAAATGCAAGAAGAAGATCTCTATAATCTCAAATATGCAGCTTTAGGGGCAATACACGTGCTAGTTATACACCAGAGGAAAAAGCTACATATATAAAAAAATTAATTGATAATCCAGATAGTCCTATTGGCAAAAAAGGCGATAAGGCGTTTAATTTTGGCCAAAAGTTATCACCAGAGTTGAAGAAAAGAATGAAAGAGAGTAGGCAGCATTATCTTAATACAGTCAGTGAGGAGGAGATAAAGCAGTGGAAAACTAATGTAATTAATAAAGCAAAGCCGCGCTGCAAACTTATGGCTGAAATTAATAGTATGCCTGTTATTATAACATGCAAATCTACCAATAAATCTATAAATTTCAGCACAAAATCAGACTGCGCTATATATTTAGGTGTAAGTATTCAAGCATTGACTCGCTACATTAATAATAACTTTAAACGTATTACACCTCATATACAGACACTACTGCTGTATAATATAAGATACATAAATAAAGCTATGTGTTAGCAATAAATATTAGCATGAGCAGCATTTTAAAAAGACCCGGTTGGACAAATTATCAAGTAGTTGAAGAAAAAGTTAAAATTGGAGACATTGAACGTGTCATTCCTGGGTGGGGCGTTGGCAAAGAGGCTAAAAGATATTTTGCAGGAAAAATTGGTGAAGAAGTACCAACTGGTAGATATGGTGCTTTGCGTAAAGTTGGCGGCACTTCTTACCGAGAAGCAGAATTAGCTTTTTCTCGATATCTTGCACAATCGCTCGAAATAGCAGAAAACGTAATTGCTACCAAAGAGGTAAAGGAAATTTTAAGAGGCGTTACTGAAGATTTGCTTCAAGACAAAGGCTTTGATGATGTTGACGATTGGCTCAATCAGTGGGTGACATATGCACAAGATAATTTTGGTCTTGATTTAACAAATGTAGCTGTGCGCCGTGCAGTTAGAGCCATTGCAGCTGATGCTGAAGATCAAATTGAGCAGAATGATGGAGCAGTTGAGCCGGCTGCGGAACTAGAAGCAGAGCCAGTGGCTGCAGCTAAACAAGAACAAGAGTTAACTCAAGATGTAAAACAAGAAATTGCTTCAATTCCTATGAATGTCCAATTTGCAGATCAATCTGAAGATGGCTCAATGTATGAAAGCATTTCTTTCATGGGTCAGCAGGAGGGCAAAATTACTTACATTAGATTGAAAGATGTGCCAAAGGATGCACAGCACAAAAACGCTCTTAAAAATGTTGATGATGGTAGCAGCATCTTGAATAACAATTTGCTTAAAAATTATGTTTCTCAAATTGAAGTTGAGCAGAATGGCAGCAGCACATTTTACAAGACTAATTCACCTGCTGCCCCAGAAACTGCACCTGCTGCAGCTGTTGAGCCAGAAGATCAAGGAGAAGACGAATTTACATTTGATTTGGGTGAATCTGCCAAACTCAATGCTAAGCAGCAAAACATATTAACAGAACAAATGCGAATTGCCCGTAAACAGCACATGCAACGCATTGAAGAGCGTTATTTGTTTTGAGCTATGTCTTTGCAATTATTTGCTGCATAAACATCATCTAAGAAAGCTTGTTGCTTGTATTTTACTGGGTCTTTGTAGCCAGCATCAATGAATCCTTTGATTCTCAAGCTGCTGCTCGCTGAAGTTGCATCTGATAATTCTTCACCAGAATAACAGGTGTATGTGTGCTCAAATGGTACATTCAATTCAACACCCATGTTAACAATTGCACACTTGTCACTGTTGATCAAAGGAGTCATTACAGCAATTCTGTGCTCTCTATTAAGATCACACAAGTTGTTGAGAGTTGGCATAAATTCATCAGATGCATCCCAATACCCGGCAAGAGAATCAACTGCAGTAGCTCCATGCCACACTTCCACTGCACCAACTGCTTCTGCATGAGACAAGGCAATGCTTAAAAATATAAGATTGCGAAATGGAACGTAACTCTTGGGCTGTGCTTCACCAGCAATTTTTCTCACATCAGGAGTTTCAATTGCATCATTTGTTAATGATGAAGTGGGTGCAAGTTGTCTGATAAATGATGCATCAACAACTTTATAGAAAATGTTTTTATTAATTTTCTTTGCATCATTGCAGAGATATTTGGCACATTCAATCTCTCTGCTGTGTCGTTGATTGTAATCAAAAATCAAACAATGAACTTCATCAAAGCATTTTGCAGCCTGGTACAGCAAAACTGCACTATCCATTCCACCACTAACAGGTACAACTACTCTAGATTTCATGCTAGAATGTAATGTCTTCTAAAGACTGTTCAAGCATTTTTTTGCTTTTTACACCAGATAAACGAGCTTCTTCATTTCCATTCTTCAAGAATACAATGGTAGGAACTGCATTGATGTGTAGATGGTTGTAGCTTTCTGCATCTTGCTCCAAATCAATGTATTTGACTTGAATCTCTGGTTGTTCATTGACAAACTGCTGAAAAACAGGCTTGAACATTTTGCATGGACCACACCATGATGTTGAAAAATATAATACTTCAATATTCTGTTTCATCTTGTACACCCTCCTCTGGAATCATTTCATTGTTGTTGTTTCCATACGCCCATTCAGCTTTCATTTTGCTTTCAAGACCAGGAATTATTGTCTTCTCCCACAGCTGTTCATCGTTTCTCCAGTTTTTCGCGTACCCAAGTTTCGTGCCATCAGCAAGAGCATAAGTAGCACCATTTTGCACAACAATGCCCATGCCAACAGCAAGATCCAATAAACCGTAATAGCGGTCAAGACCTGAAGAAAATGACAAATACATTTCACCTTCAAGATACTGTTTAATAAACCTGTTTTTGCGCGTGAGAGCGCGAATAATAATGCCTGCATAACTTTTTTGTCCAACAGCAAGAGTGCTGTTGGATACAGTTTTTTCTCCATCATCTTTCAAAGGCTTGCGAGCCAATTGAACAGTGACTGATGGTAAATAAGCCACAGCTTTGCCGCCTGGCATGTTTTTTTCAATGCTTGGATACATTGCAGAAGGATCGTCATATACGTGGTTGGTTATTACAAATGTTGTTTGAGTGATTGCACCAAGATTAGTACAGGTTTGCAACAAAGACTTGATGGCGCGAGCTTTTGTGCCCATGTCAACGCTAGTACTTTCTTTGTCCATCCGAGCCAATTCCAACTCAGATTGCAAATTGCCAAGTGAGTCAATGGCAATGATGAATTTGCCTTCAAGCTTTTTTTCTCTAATGCTGTTGAGAAACTTAAACACTGCGTTTCTTGTTTGCTCAATGCTGACACATGGCACATATTTTACTTTGCTAATATCAAGACCTAGTCGAGTTGCTCCTTCTGGATCAATGGCTGATTCAGTATCGAAAATAACAGGAAATAATCCCTTCTTTTGTGCATTGGCTAAAATCTTCTGAACAAACAAACTTTTGCCTGTCATAGACTCTCCAGCAATCATTGTAACTCGCCCTTTGGGAATACCACCATGGCAGCTGCCAGAGATGAGACTATTGAGCACATATGAGCCTGTATCAATCCATTCTTTTACAGTGCTGAGTGTGTCATTATTAAGATAAGTAGCATACGGATTTATTTCGTTAATGCTATCCAACGCATCTTGAATGTCTTTGGTCATGACATTATATATCTCAAAACTGCTAAAAATCAATTGAAACTCTACACAAAAAAAGGGCTGCTTACGCAGCCCTTTTAATTTAATTGTTCAATAAATTAATCATCAAACAGCTTGATAACCTTGGAGGAATCAGCTGGTGTAATGATTTTGCTTGGATTAAAAATCCGTGTGTATTGTTCAATGAGTTTTGTATCAAGCTTGATATTTTCACTCACACCGCAACCAGATGTATTAAACTCCCAGACTGTTCCCTGTTCGCGCTCAGAAGTTTCAATGAGTTCACCAAAAAAGAGTGGAAAGAGCTGCACAGACAGCTGACCAGAATTAGATGGTTGAATAAAGAGTGCAGCTGGATTTTTAATTCGCACACTTGTTTCTGTTTTGCTGATGAGATCACCAACAATGGTTTTACTTGCTGTTTCAATTACAATGAGTTCGTTCATATGGAAATTTATACTACAGTTATACATTTTCAACCAAAAAGATCAAATAAATCGGAATACATCTGTTCTGTTGGTTTATGTGCAGGCCACTTAACTGCAGTATAAAATCTTTCCACCACGGAGAATACAATCTTTTCAAACATTTTCTCGTATGCAGGCTTGAATATGCCATGAAATTCAGTTGGGTAGTAGTATTTAAATGCAATGGTCTCTACACCATACTTGTTGGGTGTAGCAATGTACATCCATCTGATTTTATCACCTGACTGAATAGCTTCATATTTTGATATGATGTCAAGCTTTTTGAGCAATACATTATAGTTGTGAGCAGACTTCACATGCACGGGAGCACCTTTGGGCAATGAAAACTCTTTGGCCTTGCTTGCATGCTTGTCAAGATCTTTGATGCCCATGACATATGCTACTTCTTCTGGCTTGAGTGCTTTGAACACATCATATGCTTCATTAACAACAGCATTGGTTTTGATTCTATCGCGTGTATCAAGCATTGTTTCAATGATTTTTTTAACGTATGGTTTGATGGCTTTTGGCATAGAAGTTCTCACCACCTCCACACCAACATACTTCCACTTATCACACTCAATTCCTTCATCATCCACCACATGTGCAACATATCGCTTCTTTTCTAAAAATAAGCCTTTGTCAATGATGGACTCTCTCTTGAAGACAATTCTAGGATCAAGTGAGTTTAGCTCATCTTTGAGCTTGGTATTAATTTGATTGTTTATATAAACATTTAGACCGTCAATAATTTCATGCACCTTGCCATTGACTTTGTTATTAATCAACAAAGGTTCATTGTATTTTTTGAGCAGTGGCTCAATGCACAAATACACCGAATCGGTATCACCTGCTACAGCAATATCAGGAAAATTATTAGTACCTAAAACAGAAGCAGTATATTCTCTTGCTTGAGTTCGAGCAGTCTTAATGATGTACTGACCAGTCAGTGTGATGGATGATGCAATATCATCATCACCCAGCGGCGCATTTTTATTGCCCATGTCATTTATCTTCTACTTTGCTCGCTAGACAAAATACGCTTTTACGCTGCTATACATCGCTGTATAGATGAGACTATATCATCACTAAAAGTGTGCCCCGTTTCGGTATGCTTATACCTACCTGCTTGCGCAGTAGTCGTTGAACGTTCGCAAATTATGCGCTTCGCTGCTGATTGTCTCAGTGAGAGTTTCCAGCAATTAGAGGCATTTGCTTGCTTTTTACAGCAAGGGGCTAAGAGTCAACCCGTATACAGAATTAATAAAAATTTTAATGCATAATTGCTTTGCATTTAACTGGGTTATTTTGTCTCTCAGATAGCGTGCTCGCTCCTGTAGTTGTTGTTTGTTTATCATAAAAATTTATATAGATTAATACCTAAAATATAAAAATCAACCACTATAACCATAAATACAGTATATGGTCAAGACATTTGAAGTTTAAGCATCTTATAGACGGGCACAATATTATGTTACTCTGCTTGATTGTGATACGGGGAGTGAGCATTCTAAATTTCTTATAGAATGGATAAAAAAATATAGCTACGCGAAAGATGGTATTATGGATAGAATCCGCTCAGCTGATTTTAAAACTCCGGTAAGCATGCGAAAATGCAAGAAGAATATTGTCGTTTTAAAAGCTGTAAAGAGGAAGCCTACTGAAGAAGAGTATCTGCAATTACTATCACTATTTTAACTGATCTTCAATATTCTTCAATTCCTTTTTAAGCTTCATCATTTCCTTGCGAACAGCAACACGCTCTTTGTAATATTCATCTACAATCTCTGGTAGAATTCCTTTGACTTTTTGGCTAAACAAAACCTTGGCTTTGGTTATGGCAATTTTTTCCTGATTTACAAATTGTGCAAACTTAGCCAGTGGCAAGTTAAAAACCTGACCATTGATGTGTTTGATGGTTACACTTTTATCATCTGTATCAATGATGTTACCTACCTTTGTCTCTGGAGACAAATTGAGACTAATCATGATGTTGGGGTACAGTGAATTAGCATCAAAAGATACAACATTGCTTTGAAAGCCCTCCATGGGCTCTGCAACAAATGCACCCGGATTTTTATCACCTTCACCATCACGAACAAATGTAGGCAAGAATTGTGATCTTTGACGAGCACGAATGGCAGCAGTTCCTGTGATTGTAGACAAGGTGCTCATTGCATTTTCCATGGTGGTCAGGCCCATGTAAGCCAACATTCTCAGCAGTGGTACATACTGCAATTTTAAATCCATCTTCACAAGCAGTGCAACGTCTTGCAAGTTATAATCTACAAACAATTGCCAATCTTCTTTTGCTAAGCTTGCAAGATTGGTATTGCCATAATCAACCTTTCTCTCACCCAGTTCAAGTTCTGCAATGTAATCGAGTTTATAGCTCTCGCGGTTTGTAAAGCTAAAACGCTTGTAAATATCAATGTAATCAACGCATGAAACTCCGTCAATGTACCAGCGGATTTGCGGCTTGCCAAATATGCCGCTGTTGAGAGTTCTACAATACACTCTACCAACAGGTGAAAGCTTTGATGAATACTCTTCACTCAAAATATTATTGATTCTGTTGATGATGTATGGAATATCAAACCCTGCACTATTCCAACCTGTCAACAAGTCACATTCCAAGCTGCTGAAGAACTCTATAAAATTCACCAACAGTTGGCGCTCTGTTGCACAATGAACAAACTTCAAGTCACTTCTGTTGTGTTTATAATCAGTTGTACCCCAAGAGAAAAACTGATTGGTCAAACTGTCATGAATGGTAATAATGTTGATGGGATGCTTAGCATATTCAGCTGCAGGAAACTCTGTTTGCTGAACATAACAACTGTTATCATAATTAACCCACTGCTGTTTCTCCTCATCCCACACTTCATATTCTTCTCGCATATTTTTATTACACGCGAAATCACCCAATTTGATATACTGATACTGTTCCATAGTTATTTGTTGCGCAGGTTTAAAATTCTTGTTCGTACTTTTGATGATTTTGAATTAATATAGTTTTCAAACTCTTGATCAGACATACACTTAATACGAACTTTCATAATTGACTGTTGCCGTGTCGCTTTTCCCTTTTTATTATTTGATATATTAATACTTCTCACGGCATGATCAACACATGTTGAATGTAAACTCTTGTTAAGTCGTTGTTGCTTTTCAGCAACATCTAATCCGTTTATATATTCTTTTATTTTTTTAGATCGTTTTAAATTAGATTCTTCACTTTGAATACATCCGCGCCTTGATTGAAAAAAACATTCACGACTACACATTGTAGCATATCTTGTTTTCACACGCCTACCACAGTTGTTTCCACATAAAGGCATAGTCATTAATCTCTGCATCTTATTGTGACTGCCACGGATTTTTAATTTTTCTGATACTACAGTTTTAATATAATCACTTTTCATAGGGTGATTTTTTGAAAACAACTCTCTAGCACACTTGAATAGCTTTGCATTTATTTTTCGCTTATCACTATTATGTGTACACATTCTATTAAATGCAGCTGATAATTTCATAGCTCTTGCAGTGTAAGTAACATCCGCTTCTGCAAGTTTTTGATAACCCACTGCTAGGAGGTGATGTAAAACAAAATGCTCTTTTGCTGTAACTTTAACAATATTATCAGCTATATCATTACCACCAAGACACTTGGGTAATACATGGTGTCTCTCACAATAGATGCTTTCATCTAAGCATCTGTTTTGGCAATTTATAATAATTTTATCATATACTTTTAAGTAGTTCATAGGAGTATTTATCTCTATGTCGACCTTTTTTTGCGTATTTTAATCTGATTATCATTTTTATACTTGCTTGTATCCACCTCAATGTCAATCGTAACAACACGCACCGGAAATTTAGCAAAATCCTCATCCTGGTTGTGTTGCCAAAACATATCAATGAGGTGTTGCTGCACTGGATTAATATTTTCAAACAATCTCTTGCTTCCACACTCTTTGACAAATCTGCTGCGATCAAATTGTGTCTTGAACGTACGTTTGCGCAATTTGGTATTAAAGATGCTCACATCTTTGCCAGACATATCCTCAAGCATGAGATAAGGCTGGTAAGAACTCATGTACGAAATTCTATTACCATTCTCATCCCATGAATATATCTTCATACATTCATCCTGCGGAATATAAACTGCATTTCTGTATCCTATCATATAAGACAAGATAATGTATCAAGAAGCATAATCAAATGTTAGAATTGAACCTACCAATATTTTTTCTATCAGGGCTGCCATATGGCGTGGAAAACAATTCAACATAGCAATCATGATTTTCAGGCAATTCTAAAAATCTCTTGTCTGCAATTTTTCTGTAATGATGACTTCTATCCTTGTAAGTGTTAGTGCGCTTGAGTGTTTCTTCAATCAATTGCATCATCTCTTCTCCTGTTTTGAACTTAATTGTAGCATCCTTATACGTAACAATGTCTTGACATGCAATGGGCAAACCGTAGCAACATGCTTCAATGAATTTAATGTCACTCTTGCAACGATTAAATTCATTATCCTGCAAGGGAGCCACCAGCATCTGAACTTCCAGATCATCAATTTTTTGTGGATAATCGTATAAATTTTGCCAAGGGTGGAATTCTATCTCACCGCTCTTAATATACGGCACCAACGATAGAGGTGCTGCACCCATGAATATCCAGGTGTATTTGTGACGAGAATCAATGATGTGCTTCACGATGTCTTCAAAATCATCTTTGCCGCTCACCTTGTTATCAACATCAAAATGTGCACCAGAACCAGCATACAGAATGCGTGGCTTCTTCTTATGCTTGATCAAGCGATCATAATTTTTCTGTGGATTAAAATATTGACCCATCCACCACTTGGGCACAAAATTTGGAATTGTAGTAATTTCTTTTTTGCCGGTCTTGCGTCTGAAATAATCTCTCATGTACTCATTTGTGACAGTGATCTCATCACAAAGAGACATGATTTGTAAAATATTGTTGCGAATTTCTTCTGATTCAAAAGCAAACTTAAACTTGTTATAGTCTGGAATATCTTCATGAAATACTACATCATCAATTTCGTAAATCAGTCTAAACCCAAATTTAGATTGCAGTTGTTTCATGTATCTCACAAAGTCAAGCTGCGGACCTGTTGCTTGTCTTTGAATTCTAACTACTTTTAATGGAGCATAGAATGCTTCACTGTTGTTCATAATAGTAGTAGTTGTACTAATTATTTTTTGATTAGCATTTAAAATATGCTCTGGCCATATCATTCTCCAGAATCCACACCCGGACATATCTGCAGCATATTGCAGCACACGCGGCGCATCAGCTTGAGGAGGCTGCTGCTGTTTTTGCTCTACAACAGCTGGCTGTGCAGCAAATGGCGGTTTGAAAGGTGCTCGAAAAGGAGAATTATTAAACATGCAGTTATATATGAAATACTACACATTACTCAACCCGCTTAGTTATACCATTTTCTTTGACCAGCTGAATAACGTTGCTGGTTGCAAAGAAGTTACTGCTTTTGCGGTGGGTAATTATGTATGCACATTCACTGTTGAGCTTGGCCCTATCAGCAATTATTTGATATGCCAACTCAACGCCTTTTTCATCCAAGCTAGAATCAAACAATTCATCATAAAACATGATGTTGTAAGATACATTGCCTTGCATTCTGCGAACATCAATGAACGCAAACAAGCATGCTAAATCTATGCTTTTGCGCTCGGCACCAGAAAAATTAAAATAGGAACACAATTTGCCGCGATCATTATGAATTTCTTCTTCAAAATATTCATTAAATTTGCAACTGCAATTGAACCCAATTTTTTTGAGATAAATTTGAATTTTGCTGTTGAGAATCTGCAAGATTTTTTTGGTGATGTATGCTTTTACACCTTCTTCTGAAACAATGACTTTCATTGTATCAAGCAGATTGACTTGCTCAAGCTTTTCCTTCACCACATCAGCAATTGCATTGCTTTTGTTGGCTTGATCATCAATGATTGCATCCACTTCTGTGCTTGTTGTATTGAGCTGATTAATGTCCGCATCAACATCTTTTATCCATTCTTGTAGCAAATTAATTTCTTTGTTGATGCTGTTGCGACGCGCTTCATCAACTTTGCCTTGATTTATTTTTGCATTGTATTTGCTAATAAAATTCTTGACGGAATCTTTATTGGTTTTTTGCTGAGTTAAGTCCTTTTTATCCACCTCAAGCAATTGCTTCAACTCATTGATTACACCTGTTAATTTTTGCTTTTCTGCTTCAATGTGATTCACATCAGTTGCATCTACAACTCTAAGACATGTGGGACACACATCATTATTTGTGCCAGCATTGCTGTGTTGTTCCTTTAAATTTTTGAGTTGAATTTCTTCAACAGCAATTTTTTGCAACAAGGCATCAATTTTTTCTTGGCATTTGTTTTTGCATTTTTCTAGCTCTTGAATTGTTTCATTTATTTGATCATAATTGGTTGCTGGTAAAACATCCAATTGCTGTTGAAGTGATGCCAGCTCATCATTGCTTTTGAGCTTTCTTTCAGCCAACTGTGCCACCTTGCTGAGTCTCTCTCTGATGATGGCATTGCGCTGCTCTTGTAGTTTCTTTATGCTTGCAGAGATTTCATTGTATTTGAATAAT